GCGGCAACACGAAAGCGACGACAGGCTTTCATGTATATATCTTTGGACTGGACCACACCGTCAATCAGATCCACCATTTCATCACCAGTGGAGAATCTATAAGGTGTATTTTTGTATGTTTCTATATCCTGACAAATCACCGGTGTGCCTAATGCGCAACTCTCAATGTATTTCAGATCACTCTTTGAATTGTTGAATGGGTTGTCATGCAAGGGTGCAATCGTTACATTTGCATTCAGTGAATTCAACTTTCTCGGGTAATCGTAGATTGGTACCCATTTGTGGAACTCAATTTTACCGGAACGGATATGTGGAGCTAACTTCCATGGGTATGAGCCGAACATTACCCACTGATATTTGTTTAGTGTTTTTTCAATTATCTCGATGATGTGACCGAAATCATCACTTGATGACTTCCCGGTTTGATCGAAATGTGCACCACTACCACTCCACAACACTCTCGGTTTCTTTCTCTTTTTTATAGACTTGGTGTAGTTTACTGACTTTTGATTTTCATCAAAAAAACCATCCATCCAGAACCTGGGTACAAAATTTGGTATCACGGTTATGTTCTTGTTATCCGTCTTGCTAGCGTAATACTGCTTCATATACTCACACGTCACGGTGATTTCGTCACATGACTCCATGATCGTTTTAGCGGATTCACGGACTTCATCATTCGCGAACGCAGCTCGGAACTTGTTGTATTTGGGTATGTCCTCATAAAACAGCACATCATCAATTTCGTAAATTAAATTGAAGTTGTTAGCTTTTTTTAGACTCTGCATGAAATTGATAAATTTTAGCTGTGACGGGCTGGCTTGTCTTTGAATACGCACGGTGCTGAGCGATTCATAATGACGCGGGTCAAGCACCATCATTGTTGTGCCATGCACCACACAGTGTTGATACCCGTTGAGTAATATCTCCGGCCAGATCATCCGCCAGTGACCACATCCAGAGAAATCTGCGTAATAATTCAACCCTCTACATTCAGCCTGTTTGTCTTGACTCGGAGTCGTTAATGATGGTTTATTAGGCTTGGTAAACGCCTGACTAAACGCGTTACTTGACGTACCGAATACTGAACCTACAGGTGATCCTATCATTACACTATTTATCCGCTGATGTCAGTGTAGCAACACGCCGTGTGATACCGTTTGTCTTTTCTAGCAATATCGGATTGTTTGTTGCATGCTTGACACTTTCTTTCCGATGTGAAATTACCATCACACACTCATCATACTTCTCGACACGTTCTTTGAGTATATCTAAAACCAACTCAATTCCGCGTTCATCGAGACTGGAATCGAGCAACTCATCATATACACTAAAATTGAACGCTACATCACCTTGCATGCGGCGAATGTCCATAAATGCAAACAAGCAAGCTAGATCAATATTTTTTCTTTCAGCTCCACTGAAGTTGTGATACGAGCAGATCTTACCCTTCTCATCTATAATTTGTTCCTCAAAGTATTCATTAAACACACACATGCAGTTTGCATCCATTTTCTTCAAGTAATATGCTAGCTTCCCGTTCATTAGCTGTAATATTTTCTTCACAATATATGAACGAACACCTTCTTCAGATACAACAAACTTAACAACATCAAGCTTGTTAATCGTGTGTTTTAGCTTGTCAATTTCTACCTGTATAACATCCAATCTGTCTGTAGATTGCTTGATCAGCTCATCAAACGAAGTTCTGTTAGTTTTCGCTTCGTTGATGTCGTTGTCAATTTCAGCATTGAGACCTCTGAGTTGATTGATTCTCTTGAGGTTGTTGTCCTTCTCTTTTATTTCAAGTTCTTGCTTTTGAATTTTTTGCTCCAGTAAAATTATTGAATCTTTTAGTTTAGATTTGACCTGTGTAACTGTTGTGATTTTAACTTTTAGCTCCTGGACACGTGTGTTGTTTCCTGTGATCTGGTCAGTCAGTGTGTCAATCTCATGTTGTATATGCTCTTTGTCATGGTCGTCTAGTGGTCGGAGACATGCCGGGCATGTCTTCTCACCGGTGGTGATCTTTGATATCATGTCTTTGACATGCTTGCTGCTCGTCTCAACGCTCGATTTCTTAGATACTAGTGTTGTGTATTTTTCAGAGCACAATGATAGATTTTCATTGAGTTTTTTGATTGATTCTTGGTAATCTGACACACTCATTGTTGTAGATGACCCAGGTGCACCTTCTAGATTTTCTATCTCTTTATCATTATATGTCTTGCGAGTCTCTAGCTTGTGTATTTGCTCTCGTATGGACTTCATCTGTTTGTCCTTCTGCGCTGTCAAAGACTCTATTTGACTGGATGTGGTTTCGTATTTAGAGCATTCAATTTCTAACTGCTTACCATATTCATTATACTCACTCTTGGCTAATTGTAGCATGTCTCCGAACACCTGTAGATTTAAAATACCTTCGATAAATTTCCTCTTGTCATTTTTCTTTTGAGCCATGAACGGAACGGTGTTGTTTAGTGTCATGATGACACAGTTCTGAAACACATCAGGTGTGCTGCTCAACAGATCAGCGATGTACTTGCTCGTGTTAGAAATAGAGTCGCGAGTCTTGTCCACACCGTCTTTGTAGATGTAACATTTCGATGGATTGAGTATGCGTACAATAGAATAATCAGTAGAGCGTTCATTCTCAGTCACTGTGAATTCAACATGTGTTTCCGTCTGACCAGATGTTGTGTTGTTGGGTATGTTGTCCTTTTTTATGTCTCTTAACGTGGTACCAAATATTGTAAAATATATTGCATCTGCAATTGTTGATTTACCCACTCCGTTGCGGCGATCTGACTTATCTTTGTTTATTCCGGTGATTATATTTATACCGGAATCAAATGTAATTTGCACCGGTTCGTCACCAACAGACAGGAAGTTTTTAACTGATAATTTATTAAATTTTATATATTTCATTTACATCTCTTGTATAACTCGATTGTATGATCTGTTACGTCTAGTTTGTTATCTACATCCAGTAGCTCAACAAATTCTGTTATGGCTGTTGTTATATCAAATCCGGACATGTCAAATTGCTCAGCACCGTCGCTAAACTTGTTGAAATTGATAGCGTAGTCAACATTAAATGTACGAGGTTTGTAGTTGAGCAATTTTTGTATGATGTAATCTGCTTCGTCTGGTAAGATGTTTTTATCTATAATGAACTTGACGATATTGTTTGTTATCCTGTCAACAGTCGCGTCATTTATACACCCATCGGTTGTTAATTTGGACAGAAACACTTTGTTGTGACATGGTGACAATTTATTTTCGTGGTATGTGTATTCTTTGGTTTTGAGATCCAACAGATAGTACCCTTTTGAAGTGTTGGCGTCACCAAAGTCCATCTGATAAGGGTTACCTAGATATAGTATCGTGCCGTTCTTATAATTTCTCTCTTCTCTGTGATGAAAGTGACCTGTTATAACCAGGTCGGTTTTAGACAGCAGGCTTTTAGTCTTGATACCGTCGGTACACACCTTGAAGTGGTTTAATTTGAATGATTCAATCTCGAAGTGACCGAATATAATATCATTTTTTGATAACTCTTCCTTTCGTGTGCCCCAGGGACAAAACAATAGATGTCTGTCATATGCTACTGTTTGTGTCAACCTGTCAATCACGGTTATGTTTGACCATCCTCTGAGAATTGATAATGAATTGACATCTGACCGATCTTTGTAATAAGCATCATGATTACCAACCAGCACCACAATATTAAATTCCTGCCACATCTCAAGTATTTGAGTGGTGACTTGTATCGTATTAACTGCAATTTCATCTCGATAATGGAACAGATCTCCGCATATTATCATATCCTTGATGTCGTGATGTTTGAGTTCATCTCGCAACCACCGAGCCCAGTCAACTGCTATCTCATGCCACAACGCATTGTTTTGGTGCACACCGATGTGTATATCTGAAACACAACACACGCGTGACTGTGTGAAGTTTATTTCTTTAACCATCAGTCTCGCTTGTGTATGGATTGGTGAGATTTGGTTGCTCACCAGCTTCACTATAATCAGAACCTAGCAACTCATCATACACTGCTTCTTGATACTCACTCAAGGCTTCTCTGTGTTTCTTTTCTTTCTTGATACGGTTGATGAACGCATGATATGCAATGGTTGTGAAATACGAGAATGGATTGTAACCGGAGTCAATTTTGAATTTATGTTGCTCGAGCGCAGAAAACATTTTAACAATTGCGTCACCGATCATGTCGTCCTTGTATGAATAATTGATGAAGTTTGGTGCGAAGGATAACCCTTTTGCAATTTTATACACATTTGAACCTAATAATTCCGGTATCTTCTCTTCTTGATCCATACCATAATACTCGGTGATCTGTTGCAATAGCTCCTTACCGCTGACATAATGTACATTTTTTTTCTTTTTCTTCGCGGTGCTCGACAGCTTGGGCTCTGGTTTAGGCTTTACAGATACCGGGTTAGGTTTATCTTGCTTGTTTGTTGTTGTTGGTTTACTCGGTGATTTTTTTGATGCCATAATTAATTTTCTCTTTTTTATAAAATGTTAATCTCTTGACCATGTGCTGATAACCATACTTCAACTGATCAGCAATGTCAATTATAGTGAGCCTGTCTTTTGTGTCATGTTTTCTCAAACCTCTACCTATTGATTGTAACGTCTTGATCTTAGCTTTGCCACCCCCGGCGAAGACGATGTAGTGTAAATTTTTGATATTCACACCGGTAGAAAATATTTTTGATATCGCTATACATATGATATCATTGGTTTCCTCCATCATCTTGCGTATAGTATCGCGTTGTGATACTTCAACTTCACCTTGTATGAAGAACACTTTCTTGCCGGGGCATGCTTGTTTAACACACTCATATAGAGTTTCACCGTGGCGGATATAATCAACCAGCACTAGTGCATTATTGTCAAAATTTCCACACAGTTTGCTTATGATATTATTACGGAACTTTGAGTCAATTAAAAAGTCATGCTCTTTTCGATATGCATCTGTGGGGTCACCTCTCTTACCAGCTTTTGGTTTGTCGTTGTATTCTATTTTGAGCACCTGTGCCACGACAGCAGCTATATAATCACCCTGTCTTAGTTGATAACTATTTTTTTCATATAATATAGGGCCGATCTGACCGATAATGTTCCACTGATCCATCTTTTCTTCAGGCATTGTACCGGTGAAGCCAAATCGATTGTGCGTGTTGATGGTTTTGACCAACTTGTTTATTTTGTTTGTTTTTCTCAGTTTATGTACCTCGTCAATTATCAACATGTCTACATGTTTAATCCACGTGATGTCACTCTTGCTACTCTGCAAAATACCCATGTTTGCTATTATCACATTCGAACCTAGGTTCAAGCTGTGGTTACCGGTCCACTTTGAATATAAGAATGTGGTACCATACTCTTTAAAATCTGAATAGGTCTGATTCACTAGACCAAGGTCAGGTACCAGTAGCAAGCATTTCATGGATCTGTTGTTATCAAACACTGTTTGTACCAAACTGGCGATCGTCAATGTCTTACCACCAGCAGTTGCTAACACGCACACGCCTCGACCCACTCGCAGACATGTGTTCACGATTGTCTGCTGATAATCACGTAGTGTGAACTGTAATTTCGAGACTGTTTTATGATTGTACGCTGGTGTGATGACTTGCTTGAAGCTGTCTTCGATGTGTATCTTGCTCGGAATGGACTGAGACACGATGAACTTCTTAATTTCATGAAACAAACCTATATCAAATTTACCGGTGGGGGTGATTGCATATTTACGGGTAGGAGCGAATCGGCTGCGATGTCTCATGAATTTTGCCGCGTCATTATTAACAGAAAATGCCTCTCGGATGTCATCAAAACAATCTCCGGAGATGATGCCTTTTTGTCCGGATTTGTCTAGTGAGAATTTTATTGTCATAGTGTTTCCATCTTCATGATCTCAACAAGATTTTTAATATCAAATGACATGCCAGTGAATAACTTTTCAACCTTTTCAAGGAGCTCAATTATCAACTCGATGTCCACAATTTCATGCTGTAGTGTTTTGAGCGAACTGTGATTCATAACCACTTTTTCCGCAGCTGCATTTGACACTTGATATGCACTACTCTTTTTGGCTTGATCTACAAGCTTCACTTTGATTTCATCCATTTGTCGTTTCTTGTTGTGCATCTCCTGTTTGTGTCGAATGAGCCGGCCAACCC